GCTCACTTAAGACATAACCCAAAGATTCAAGACGAGATCTATAGATAGAGCCTGCCAGTTCTGCATTTTGACAAACAGTTGCCTGATCGTCACCGACCAGACGACTTAGTCTAGGGAATTTCATACCCGCAAGGGCATACATTCCCGATAATGTTAGAACGGTTTTTGCTCCATGGTCGCCCATGAAGCAACCCCGGCTTGTCACTCCTCTTATTATCAGCTCCTCCATCTTGCAAGAGAATGGACGTGAGCTGGATAAGAGATCTTTGCAGATCTCCCAGTACCAGTCTTGTACAGGCATCACTGCCTGCGACTGGTCTAGGAGGAGAGATATAGCCTGGTGGTAGGCTTTATCTGTTGCTTCACTCAGGTCTGAACAGAATGCTTTAGATCCGTGAGGATCTTTAAACATCCAGTCCAGATGAGGATTTGAGGCCGAAAGCTCGACTGACATCTCCCATGCGTGGTTGGTACCAGATACACCTGTTCGAGTCTCGCGACTCGTTTTCAGGTACTGGTATGTCAGATGTGACCAAGGGGATAGAATTGTGGAATGAAAGAAGGAAGGAACAGTAATGATCCTATACTTCTCACCCACTTCATCTATTCCTGATATCCTTACCGACTTAATGTCTGCATCCTTTTCTATATATCTCGCGAGAGATATATGGAAAAGGAATTCACCTGGATCTCTATCCGCAAGGATGAGATCGTGGGTGTAGGCACCAGTCGATAAGTCTATCCGGTTACAGACTTTTACCGATTGAATAAGATCTCTCGCAAGAGAGGTCTTACCTCCATTTGCTCTAGATCGCTCTAGGCAAGAGGATGCACCGAGAGACACCTTTGTGTGTCTCACTGTTCGGTGAGAAATGGTAGTAGTCTTTCTGACATATTCCTCTAGCTCTGTGACAGTCCTAATCGTTTCATCATCGAGAGATGATGGATCTGAGGTCACGGTTTCTATCCATTTACTCAAGGAATCCTTGCGGATTTCTGGAGTGGGTAGACCAGAAGCGCGTGTTTGTAACAGCGTGAGCTGTTTAACACGTTCTTCTATGTGACCTGAGATTCTCTTGGTAACTCGCGTTAACCAAGAAAGCGATCTAGGAGCTGTATAAACCTCACCGGAAAGAATTGCCTTGCGGCAATTCTTAATTTCGGATTTTAAGAATTTGTGAAAATTCTTTTGGTTTAAGCTATTGGATACCAACGACGCATTAATCTCGTCAAAGACTGAATAAGGTTGATCTGGATCCGCAAGGATCACACAGTTAATTCTCATTTCGCAAGAAACGAGAATTCTGCGTAGTTCAACCCAACCTGAATCACTCGATGCCATCTTGTAAAGTTTTCCTTACAGATGGTTTACATCGTTTGATCCAGTACAGTCTTGCGACGAGAGATCTCCTCAATGAGGAGGGGAGATCCTTGGCATAAATCCATCCCTTATTTTTCGCAAAATAAGGTTGGATCACTGGGTGACCAGTGAAAATATGCTCA